AAACAAGATTAGTTTCCGAAGGAAAAGATTTCAGATTCAACGGAACATATGAGAATACTGGACTGTTTGGAGAACAGTTATTCCGTAATGGTGGCAAGCACCTTACAATATGTGAAGGCGAGTGTGATGCTATGGCGGCACATGAAATGATGGATAGTAAATGGGCAGTCGTATCTATTAAACGAGGTGCTCAGTCTGCTGTTCGTGATATCAGAGATAGCATTGAATTTGTTGAAGCATTTGAGAATGTTGTATTGTGTTTCGACAATGACCAAGCAGGTAGGAAAGCGGCTAGAGAAGTAGCGAACATTATAAAGCCGGGTAAGGTTAAGATAATGTCATTACCTAATGGACATAAAGATCCCAACGCTATGTTACAACAAGCAAAGTTTGCTGAGTTTAACCGAGCATGGTGGGATGCTAAGAAGTATACTCCGGCAGGTATCTTAGAACTTTCCAACGAGAAATCTAAATGGTTACACCGAGAAGAAAAGGAAAGCCTTGCTTATCCTTGGGAAGGACTCAATAAGAAACTATTTGGTATGAGAAAAGGAGAACTTGTTACCTTAACTGGTGGCACAGGACTAGGTAAATCTAGTTTTACTAGAGAACTCAGTCACTATCTCATTAAAAACACCACAGAAAATGTAGGTATCATAGCTTTAGAAGAGAACTGGTTGCGTACCGCAGACGGAATCTTATCTATTGAAGCAAACGACCGCTTATATCTTACCGAAAGACGAGAGAATTATAGTGATGAAGAATTAAGCGAACTGTTTGATAAGGTTATACAGAAAGGTAGAGTATTTATTCACTCTCATTTAGGTGCAACCAATATAGACGAGATCTTTTCTAAGCTAAGGTATATGATAGTAGGGTGCGAATGTGAATGGGTAATTGTAGATCACCTGCACATGTTAGTTAATTGCCTTACTGAATCAGATGAAAGACGAGGTATAGATCAGCTAATGCAAAGGCTCCGATCTCTTGTTGAAGAAACAGGAGTAGGAATGTTCTTAGTATCACACTTACGCAGAGCGTTAGGAGATAGAGGACACGAACAAGGAGTTGTAGTTTCCTTATCACATCTAAAAGGATCTCAAGGTATATCACAGTTGAGTGATTGTGTTATTGCACTTGAGAGAAATCAACAAGCAGAAGATCCTGTAGAAGCAAACACTACTAAAGTTAGAGTTCTTAAGTCGAGATATACAGGAGACACAGGGTTAGCGTGTCTTCTTAAATACGATAAAGATACTGGTAGAATGCATGAACTTACAGACGATCTTACTTTTTATAATGAAGACTTCTAGGGGGTAACATGCATTTAGTATTTGACATAGAAACCAACGGCTTGAATCCTGACAAGATTCATTGTATGGTTGTAAAAGAATTAGGGAAAGAACCTATCTTATTTAGACCTAACCAAATTGAAGAAGGCATTGACTTACTATTACGAGCTAATGTTTTAATTGGTCACAATATATTAGGCTTTGATATTCCTGTCATTAATAAATTATTTGATACCCATGTTGGTAGAGATTGTTCTATCGTAGATACTCTTGTTCTATCTAGATTGTTTGATCCTGTTCGTGAAGGCGGACACAGCTTAAAGAATTGGGGATATATAGTAGGCTCTCCTAAAGGACAAGAACCTGAGGAATGGGAATACTACACAGAAGAAATGCTGACTTACTGTAAGCAAGATGTTGTTTTAAATGAGTTGATATACAACCATCAAATCCAAAAAGAAAGTAAAGGATTTTCAGAAGAAGCAATGGTGCTTGAGCATGATGTATTTAAAATTATAAAGCAACAAGAAGACAATGGCTTTTATTTTAATACAAGGTTAGCAAGTATGTTAGTCTCTGAGCTTAAAGAAAAGATGACTAAAGTTCAGCGACAAGTAAGAACTACTTTCAAACCTAAATGGGTAGATGTTAAGAAAGTCTTTCCTAAATTTAAGAAAGATGGTGAGCTATCTAAATCAGGATTGACTTCTGAAGAGTATGAATCTCTAATGAAATCAAAAGATTACAGTCCTTTTATGAGGAAGAAACTACAAGAATTTAATCTTGGTTCTCGTAAACAAATAGGTGAATACTTAAAAGACTTTGGTTGGAAACCAACAAAATTTACACCGACTGGTCAGCCTATTGTAGATGAGGCTTCATTAAAGAAAGTAAAACATATACCCGAAGCAAAACTTATTGCAGAGTTTTTGCTTTATCAGAAACGAATAGCACAAATAGAATCATGGTTAGATGCAGTCAGAGATGATGATCGAATACATGGATTCGTTATATCCAATGGCACAATCACAGGAAGAATGGCGCATCGTAGTCCTAACACAGGACAGGTTCCGAATACTGGTAGTGAATATGGCACGGATTGTAGAATGTGTTGGACAGTTCCCGAAGACTATAAATTAGTGGGCATAGATGCTTCAGGACTTGAATTAAGAATGCTTGCTCACTATATGAATGATAAGGACTTTACAAATGAAATCACCGAAGGCGACATACACTCCCACAATCAGCAAATTGCACGACTTAAATCAAGAAACCAAGCAAAGAGTGCGATCTATGCATTATGCTACGGAGCAGGAGATGCAAAGCTTGGCGCTGTGGTTGGAGGAGGCAAAGCAGATGGCGCAAGAATTAGAAAACATTTCTTTGATAATCTCCCGGCATTTAAAAGCCTTCGAGACAGAGTTGAAATTGCGTCAGACAGAGGCTTCCTCAAAGGACTTGACGGAAGAAAGATAATAATACGCAGTAAACATGCGGCTTTAAATTCTTTATTACAAAGCGCAGGTGCTATCATAATGAAGAAAGCTTTGGTCTTGTTGGATAAGAAAGCGAGAGAAAGAAACTTAGATTATAAATTTGTTGCGAACATCCATGATGAATGGCAGGTAGAAGTTCATAAGACTCATGCTACAGACTTTGGTAAGCTTGGAGTAGAAGCTATCATAGAAGCAGGAGAACATTTCAGTATGCGCTGTCCTTTAGATGGCGAATATAAAGTTGGGGAGGCTTGGCATGAAACGCATTAGAAAGCACAGTAGAAAACATCAAGGTTATAATACTCCTATCGAGGAACATAAGTTTAAAGAAGATCCTCGTTGTATTCGTTGTGACATTAGATTATGTTATGACAAAACAAGTGATGATTATAATTGGAGACACGCTCAAGTTGTAAGGCATCACTATGTATGTGGCTCTTGTAAAAATCAAGAGAGTAAATCATATACATTAAAGAAAACTGCTAAAGAAATTAGCAAAGAATATGTAGCTAGGTTCAATGAAGTTAAAGATGGCTATGTATATATCATAACTAACCCTGCTTGGGAAGGTTGGATTAAAATAGGAATGGCAGTTCACCCCGAAGATAGATGCAACAACTATCAAACAAGCAGTCCGTTCAGAGATTTTAAAGTTTGTTATACTAGATATTTTAAAAACAGATTACATGCGGAACGAATTGCGCATTCTCTTGTTGCAAATAGGGCAGAAGAATCTATTCACGAATGGTTTAAAATTTCTGTAGATGAAGCAAAACATATAATTAAATCCATATAGAGGTACAGACATGGACAAAAAACTTGACAATACAAATACATCACCTCATAATAGTAATACTTTTACTAAAGAGTCTGGTCATTGGTATACTAAAGAAGGTTTACCAATGTATACTATAGTAGGCGCTAATGGAAAAGAAAGAAACACCACATTAAGAGACGCTCGTTCTCTTGGATTAGTTCCTTCCGTTACTACTATAATGAATTTAATAGCTAAACCTTCCTTAGAAAACTGGAAGATAGATCAAGCATTAAATTCTGCTCTTACATTAGAAAGAGAGGAAGGAGAAACTATGTCTGCTTTCACTTATAGATGTAAGCAAGACTCTCGCAAAGTTGGAATGGAAGCGGCAGAGTTAGGAACTAAAATCCACGCTCAAATTGAACGAGGATTTCTTGGACAATCCACGAACAAACCTTATAAAGCAATCAAAAATTATTTAGATGAACACTATCCAGATGAAGAATGGATAGCGGAGGATTCTTTCTGCGCCGATCAAGGATATGGTGGCATGATAGATCTGTATTCTAAGTCAGGAATCTTTGTAGACTTTAAGACAAAAGATAACCTTGAAGGTAAGAATCCTAAACGATTGGTGTATGATAGCCACGCTATGCAACTCTCCGCTTATGCACAAGGTTGTGGGTTTGATACTCCTGAAAGAGTATCTATATTTGTAGATAGAAAACAAACAGACTTGATTGCTTGTCATATATGGGATCAAGAATCACATACAAAACATTTAGAAATGTTTAATAGTATATTAAATTACTGGAAACTTTCTAAGAACTATGATCCAAGCGAGACATTATGAACGGAAAAAAAGCAAAACTAATTAGAAAGAAAGCAAAAGAATTACAGGTTGAATGGATAAATACCTTGCTTCCCGAATCTGATTATGTTACAATAGATACAGTAGATCAAGCGTTGCCTGAACAGCAATACTATCTTAAAGGCGGAAGCCTTCGTCATTCTTTTATGTCTGATAAGTTTGTTCAGAAAAGACTAAAGAAGAATATTAATTTAACATACGAAGAATTAGAAAGTGAACTTCAAAAATCTTATGAGGTTAATGTTGTATGAGAAAACCTAGAAAGAGAAGACCTATAGAAAAAGGTCTGCCTAAAGGTTATGATTCCAAATGGGAACACGAGCTTCATCAGAATGAACTGAAGAGTTGGACACACCATGAAGGCATAATAGAATATTCAATTCCCCACAAATATCATCCTGACTTTGTTAAAATTATAGGTAAGAAAACTATATACTTAGAAGCAAAGGGTAGGTTTTGGGACTATGCCGAATACAATAAATACAAATGGATTAGAGAATACTTACCGAAGGGTTGCGAGTTAGTGTTTTTATTCTCAGATCCTTATGCGCCAATGCCTGCGGCTAAGAAAAGAAAAGATGGTACTAAGCGTAGCCACGCAGAATGGGCAACAAAAAACGGATTCAGATGGTTTGGTAGAGGAACGATCCCTGCCTCTTGGACTAAATGAATTATTTAATTTTAATATTATTTTTAGAAAAGGATATAGATATGGATCGCAAAGCGTTGATGGAAGAATTAATTTTTGATGAAGGAAAAGTTACAGAGATTTACATAGATCATTTAGGCTACCCTACTTTTGGTGTAGGTCATTTAATATTAGATGAAGATGATGAATGTGGAAAGCCTGTAGGCACAGAGGTTTCCGAAGAAAGAATCATGTCATGTCTTGAAAAAGATATAGATAATATTTGTA